GAGGCCCGGGTGCGCGACGAGGCCGCCTTCAACACCGACGGCATGGTCATCTACCGGGTGTCGCCCGGCGGCAACGTGGCCCCCGTGCCCATCACCCGCGTGCAGGGCGTCGCCCGGGCCGAGGACGCCCTCGACGAGGCCGACATCCACGCCCTGCTCATCACCCCCGTGCCCCTGGAGGACCCCTCCAGGATGACGTTACCCGACCCCGAGTGGGTCATC